AGTCAAAGGGAAAGAGTTTATTAAATATCAACATCAATTTTTAGAAAGGGTTAATAAATATTATGAACAAAAAAACAATCGAAGCAGTTAATAGAAGAATTCTAAAAACCATGATGGCTGACGAGAAGTCATTAAGAACGCTACTCGAGACTGAGACTGATGGTGTGCCTGAAAGGCAATTGGATGGTCTTATGACAAGGATTGAACAACAGTTAGGAAGAGTGATGGTGAATCAGAACAAGCTAATGTTGTTACAAGATATTACAGAAGAGTAATTGTGACATATTTGTCACATATGTGGCAAGAATATGGTGTCAGGTGTCAGGCGACAAGGGACTGCCCAAAATGGGTCAAAATTAAAAAGTGAGGTTTTATGCGGTTGATCACGAATCTATACCTTTTTCAAAACTATGAAATTGCTAAAACAGCACTTTTAATTTACACGTGATCTCGTGATTTCGTGATCAGCAAGGAATACCAATGGTTCTAGAAGGTGTGACAATTTGTGCTTAAATAAGCATTGGTATAAGCCACTTATTTTCTACTAGGGGCCGCGCGGTACTTTTGGGTCACCAAAAGTAGAAAAAATATTTTAAAAAAGGTATAGGGTATAGTATGACAATAGGAAACGCGTTTACCTTAGCTATTAGTATGATGACAGAAAAGGATTTTTGGGATAAATTCCAAAAGAAACACAATCCAGGATATTATGCCAAAACAAAAACCAAAGAGAAGAAAACCCAGAAGAAGAAAACAAATCGTCCCAAGTCAACCGAGCGATATCCCGTTTTCAAAGTGGAGGATTGAGTGGGTGGATGCATTTAGTGATTCAGGCTGGGCAGACGATAAAGAATTTTCTAAAATGAAATTAGCTAGACCTGTTAATGAAGGCTGGGTATTTTCTAAAGATAAAGATTCAGTAAAAATATTTGCTAGCTATGACAAAGATCCAACTACAAATGAAATAACATTTGGGGATAGAACAATGATACCTACGTCGTGGGTAGTTAAGATGACTAAGATAAAATAGGTTTTGGTTTTTTATCTTTAGGGTCTTTTTGTGGAGCTGTCTTGTCCAATAATAGTGAGTGATCTTCTTTAATAGTTTTAATTCTTTTATTTAATTCGTCTTCAGATAAGTCTTCTATTTTACCAGTTCTAATAATTTTCTGTTCAATATATAATCCGCCTACAGTTCCTCTTGCTTTTTCTGCGTTGGTTGCAGCGGAATATGATCTGTTTTTTAAAGCTTCATCTCTGATTTTAGCTAGCTCTGTTAAGTGACCACCGAAAGATATGTTGTGCTTCTTGTAATTCTCTTCACGTAGTTCTCCTATGTGTTTAACTACTAATGGAAAATATCTAGGGTTTTGAAGTCTGCTAGCTGTCATTCGAAGCGTGGCATTATCTCCTTCATACCCGGCTTCCTTGGCACATTCATAAGCAAACTTATGCCCTTCAGTGAATACTAATAGTTCAGCAAACTTACGTTGCATAGGTGTAAGTCTAGCTGGGAGTCCTTGTTTTTTAGTTTGAATCTCAGTCATATCTTGGTGGTGTATGTAATCAACATCTAGTTGTTTTACAATTAATTAAATATTAATATACATATCTACCACCCATTGACACTATACCCATAATATCTTATATTGTAAATATGAAAGATGACAGAGGAAACTTAGATTTAACTAGGCAAATTGAGGCTTTAAAGAAGAGAGTCGAAGAAGCTGAACTTGAATTGTCATTGGTTAAAGCTGTCGGTATGAACTCTCCAGAGATGCGAGCCCTTAAAAAGCAGAAAGAATTCCTGCAGGAAAAGTGCAGACAGGCTGGAGCAGAGATTAATGAACTTAAACGAGACAACAAACAGCTAGCCCAAGAGGTTGGTGATTACATAGATAGGATGATAAGGAATAGCCATGCTTAAAGGAAGAGATTTAATTATGGTCTTCGATAGATTCGTAGGCCCAAAGAAAGGTAGCAGTGTAGCCCAAGATGCCCGTGTTCAAGTCAGGACTCCTGATGGTAGACATTATGATGTTATGAGTGTGAATTTAGTTGAAAATAAAATTATTGGTGCTAGAGAGACACACAGAATAGTGATTACAACTCACGAAGAAATAGCAAAAATGGGTAAACCAAAGCTAATAGTCTAAGCGTCTGTTATCATCATTATTATAATGAAACCAGAACGCAAACTATGGCATGAACTTAAAAGAAATACACCTAAAATTACATGGACAAGGATTGAAAATACTAGCCTATTCGGTACTCCTGATCTATTGGGGTATAATACTTTTGGCCACTTTTTTACAGTAGAGCTAAAGATAACATCTGATAACAAAATTCGGTTCAGCCCACATCAAATTGCATTCCATATTAAGCATCCGAACAATACATTTATACTTGCCAAGAAGCCCAGTCAGGGCTCCTGCAAATTGTTTCCAGGTACTTGTATCTTGGCACTAGACAAAGAAGGATTTAAAAATAAAGATGCTTGTTGCTTGTCGCTTGAGGACTTAGAAAATTTTTTTGAATCTCTTGGTGATGGCCGCTTGAGGCTTGTGACCTAAGGTGCTTGAAGACTCCTGTGCTTGATGCTTGTTGCTTGCAACTTCAGGTTGTGCACGCTTGTCCATTTCTGCTTGAAGCTTTTTTCTAGCAGCTCTTAACTCTGCATAATATTTCGGGTGGTAAAAAGTCATTAATGTAGTGGATATGCAACATTACTTACATCTTTATTCCAGCATTGTCTACAGCTGCCGCATTCGTTGCCCTGGTTCTGAGCGGGACAACGTTGGCTATTTTGCACAAAGCTGCTTCTCATTGAACCAGGTGTTTCAACGGTCGACGTATGAGGCCAGAATTTAACTGGCCCCTGGTCTATCATATGCGAGGACACACGAATAATTAAATTTTTTGGTACCACGTCTGGATCCATCAGTCTCAACAGCTTCACTTCGCGTGTTGGCATCCAGTGCTGGACCCAGGAAGTGAGGTTACAAACCATGAATATGTTCTTGAGATGCTGCGCCCCCTGAAGGTCGCCTGAATCGTGCCATCTGAACCAGGGTTGCTTTTTACTGTAATGAGTTATTAGAAATGCCATGGCGCTTATCCACTTAGGATGAGTTAAAGAATTCAACCTACGGTTGAGCGCATCTTTTACATTCGGGAATCTGTACCGGCCCTTCATGGCGTAACAGCCTGCACACACAGAGCCTTCCACCGCTTGCAGCTTGACGCCTGTTATACATCTCCAGGCCGGCAGGTTATATGCATAGCCAGGCATTTTCGATGGGCTTGACAGCCCACCAGTTATTTTTTTTGCTTCTTTTAAATTCATATTTCTTTCTCCTATATAATCTTATAATTCTATTTTGTCAAGTGCTTGTTGCTTGGTGCTTGCAGCTTGATGCTTGTTGCTTGGTACTTTAGAATCATTCTAAACTGGCCGGGCGGCATTGCTGCCGCCAGGTCTTGGCTTAGTTTAGTTTCTTTTTGTTGCCCCACGATTGCATATTTATATCTTCATCTTTAAAACCAGCTTTAGACAATAGACTTCCAATTTGGCTGATCATCTGGACTTCAGTCATCTCAGATTTTTTTCCTGAATAGTCTTTGTGTTCTTTAACAGGCACAAAATCTAGAACTGGTTTGTCGTAGTTGTCACTCACCAGCCACTGTCCATCTCTGAAGAGATAAACAAACTCAATAAACACATCACCTGCATAGTACTTTTTAAAACTTTCAAAGTTTTTATGCACGTGTGCTTTATCAAGCTCGCGCTGCCAATCCCTGTGATAAAAACTACACTCTTTGAGCGTAGATCCCAGGTAGCTGGCATCTCCATATCTAAACAGTTTTTCTGCTGAGATATATGTTTTATAGTTGTCAATTAAACATTGACCAACGCCGTCAGGATACCCATCACTATGAACATAAATTGATAGTATAGATCCATCAGGTTTTTGTATTGCTATATTGCTTCGTGTACTCATATGTCTTTCTCCTTTGTTATGAGATATCTTATAATATCCCAGATCAATTGTCAAGCATTATTTTTAGCTTGTTGCTTGACGCTTGATGCTTCTGATCAGTAACCGCCCACTACAAACCGCGGGATTCTGTTACTGATCCCAGATCCCCTTAGGTACTCGCACTCGACATCTAGTACCCCTAAAGCCGAGATGTATTAGCAGGGGATCAGGGATCAGTTGTTGTCCTGTGCAGGCGGGCACACTCATTCTAGCTTTGTGGCCATTGCGTCTGTCAATTGCAACCTGTACTATAGTGGGTTAAATCCCACAGCTACAACATCTGATCCCAGATCCTATATGCATTTTACTTTATCGATCGACACATAGGATCAGGGATCAGGTCAGTTCGCTTTCGTAAAGTACTGACTCAACCTGATCCCAGGACATAAGTTGCGACATCTTAGATTGCCTACACGTGTATCTTATGTCCAGGGATCAGACCCCAACTGTTACCAGACCTATTTTACAGGGTGCTGATCAGATCAGACATAGCCCAGATCCATATCTATCTATGTGTTCGTCCTACTG